CGTCTGACGACTTCCATGCACTTAATTACCTTATACAGTCGACATCCTCCGACAACTTCCTTACGAATGCCAACAAGATCCACAGATATCTTAGAGGAATGAGGTCAAATGTTGCTTTTATGGTTCATGACTCATTGGTTATAGACCTTCACGGCTCGGAAAAACATGAGTTATCGAACATCATTCAGCTTTTTCAAGATACCAAACTTGGCCACTTCAAAACAAACGTAAAAGTAGGAAAAAACCTTGGAGAAATGGAGAGTGTACAATGGTAGTAATAGGATTAGGCCAAGCAGGTCAAAATATATGTGAAAGTATTGATAATATGTCAAATATTAGGACTATAGTTCTTGATGAGGGTAAGGGTATACCAAAGAGCCTTTCACATGAAACTTATGAACAGAACGTACCCAAATTAGGTAAGAAATTGAAGCTAGGAAAGGAGCAAGACATTTGGTTTGTTGTATGTGGAGCAGGTATGATCGCTTCTACAACTTTAGCAATCCTAGAGCAAATTCAAGATAGGAATGTAAGGGTGGCGTTGATTTCGCCAGACCCGTTCCTTTTGTCCAAGACTCAAACTAAACATAATAGAATGGTTTGGAACGTTTTACAAGAGTACGCAAGGTCAGGACTTCTAAGCTCAGTGTATTTGTTCTCAAATCGCCATATGGAAAGCTTCATAGGTCAAGGGACGATAGATGACCTATACAGTAATATAAACAATGGCATAGCAAACTTCATTGTGACAAATCATTGGTTTGAAAAAGCGCAACCAATGATTGGTAGTCTGTACGAACCACAGATAAACTCTGTCATTCGCACAGTTTCACTTGGAAAAATTGATGATCACGAAGAAAATTTATATTTTCCACTTGACAACATAACAGAAGTATGTTATTATTATAGTATCAATGAAGAGAGAATAAAAAATGAAAAAAATCTCTTGACAAAGATTAAAGAACATGTTATATTAAAAAGAGAAGAGGAAAAACAAGCGTCTTTTGCTATCTGGCGAAATGACTCAGAATATTCCTACTTCTATTCAATTAAACATACACATCATATTCAAACGGAGGAAAAATGAATAGCGAAAACAAATTATCAAACTTTTGCTTTATAGCATCACTAGTTTCTGTTGCTGTATCAATAGCAACTTGGGTGACTGTCGGTGACGGTGATCCTGCACATGCTGAGAGATTCGGCATTTTTATTGGCCTTTGGGCTCCAACTCTAATGGGTCTTGCGAACTACTACAAGGAGTAAGCATGAATTTATTTGAGTTTTTATTCACTGTGTCCCTTGTGTTCTTTGTCAGTGGATTTATTACTTGGCTCAGATACATGGTTTATAACTTTGTAGATGAAGTGAAAGAACAAAAAAATATTTTTATTGTGTTTATTCTTTAACAGGAGAGACAAAAAAATTAAAAGTAAAACGAATTGAAGTTCCTATGTATGGTATGAATTGTAAAAGTT